AATTATTATTAGTTTCATATATAAGTATATATTTTTTTTAGAAAACACTAAGTTTATTTTTCTACCTGCTGGTTGGTTGCATCACTTTCAGTTCCAAATATAACTCTCATGGGTGTAAGTCTTTTCTGAACCTGACTCACCTTACCCATAACAATTGAATTTGTTTCTTCTGGTAATAAATAAGCTTTTGATGTAACTGAAAATGTTGATTTGATAAATCTTTCTCCGTCTTGATTCATCTCAGACGCATCACTTACTGAATCTAATGTAGATATAAATCTATAAGTATCTTTATCACCCCAATATGTTTTGTCATGTTCCATAAAAGTTTCAACTAACGGGTTCATTTGTTCTATAAAGTTTGTCCATAATACAAATTCATACGTTAAATTTACATAATTTGGAATGGTTGTAACTAAATTTTCATATATAGGTAACTCACCAGATTGTACAGCAAATCTTGTATATTTATTATCTTTTGACCAACCGGTATTTCTTACTATCTCTGTATATCTTCTTCTAATATCATGTTCATAACCAGGTATAATATCACTTTTTTCAACAGCGGTTCTTTTTAACATAATCAATGGAAGAATAAGAGAATTATTTTTATCTCTCATTACTCCTCTTTTTCTTACTGATTTCCATCTTTCTTCATTACCATACATAACATTAACTTTAATTCGTTCATTTGCTTCTTGAACTGTAGGTTTTATAACATTTTTTATATATGACATTATAGAAGTATCAATATCTTTAAGAGTTATAGAATATTGTTTACTTAAATCTGTTCCTGGAATAACTGTTTGAGAATCATTTCCACCGGCACGAGTATTCAAATTTCGTTGTGATGTTTGTGCTTCTCTATTTATAGTTGTTTTATCAACTAATTGTTTATCTGTGATTGGTTTTATTGCCATTATATTATCCTAATTAACATTATTTTTAATGACTATGACATGCCATTGTTGGTGGACATGCCATTTGAACTTGGTCTCCAACAACATTATGTTCATGGTCTGTACCACCTGTTGTATATCCATTACCATATATATCTGTATATTTTTTATGAGAATGTCCAGTAGATGCAGAAGTTGTTCGTAGTGTTCTTCTACGTATTATATTCTTATCATTTCTTTTTGTATTTGATAATTTTTTATTTCCTACAGATCCACCTGTTTGCATTTTTTTTGTAGAATTAACTTTACCACCTTTACGCATACCAGTACGACCTATATTATTGCCTGTGATGGGTAAATTTTTACTCATTTGAAAACAAGCTTTATCCACCTCATACATTCCAGGAGGACATGATAAATGAGATTCTCTTAATAGAGATGATGGTTTTCTAACACCAGGACCAGGATGACGTACAAACCCACCAGTTTGTAATTTCTTCTTTTTATTAACCTTACCACCCCTATCAAATTGACTTGGATTAGGTAATTGCCCTTGTCCATACCCACCGGTATGATATTCCGTTTGAGTACTATTTAATTTATCTAAAAAAGGTTGACCAACTGCTTCAACAGTCTGTGCATTTACAATATATTCACCACCTTCTAATTCCACTGGTGAATTTCCTCCTACAATAGCAGGTATTCCACCTTCTTCATGAGATGGGCCAACTAAAAAACCACCTTCATTTTTTTGTTGTGGTATTTGAACACCAGTAACTTTTCTTATTCCACCATGTTTATAAGCAGGTGTAATATAATGACCTCTATAATTAACACAATCATCATATTCCTTCGGACTTAAATTATAACTTTTACATATTTCAGGAGTTGGCATCTTATTTTCTCCTCATTCTTAAAGCTTTAAGTTTATCTTTTTTATTCATAACCTTACCTTTAATCTCTTCAGATGTAACACCATTTATATCAGCTTTACCGATTGCAATTTCTCTTTGTATATCTACTTCAATAGCTCTATTTTTTTCAACTATTTCTGGATTTAATGTTGTTAAACCATCTAATTTATTCATAACACCCGTCATAAATTCATTCATTTGAAGATTACCATTATCTGGTTGATACATGTGTTTTCTCTCACCATATATATCTTCTTCCATTACATTACCATTAATTTCTTCAGGCTCTGGTTTTGGTAGTGGTTTAAAGTTTGGACTTTCAGTATCAAATTTAGTTATTTTCTTTTTTGTTATTAATTGTACCGCCATTATCTTGGTCTCTCTTCTATTTGTAATGAACTAAGTCGTGCTCTATGAGCAGTTGCCGTAATACTATGTTTATATCCAGGATGACCAGCAATCAACTGAGGTTCGGTTGTTCCATTTATTTCCCAATAATGTTGATTCCAATCCACAATATCACCCATTTCTGGATAAAAATTCAGAGAACCACTTGATAAGTTATTTCTTTGAAAATACATTTCAATTGATGCGTTTTCATCGGCGCCAAAATCATCCTGTATTATTTCTGGTTCATTAGATAAAATTAAACAATTAACTCTAAAACCTACTTCATAATATTTTGTAGTTGATTCACCATATACATTTTCATCTGTATTATCAATACTTACTTTATAGATATCTACTGATTGACCTATAATTTCATCAATTAATTCTTCATTCATAGAATCAATTGTATCAATCTCTTTCTGTGGTATAAAAAATGGACTTGTTCTTGACATTTAGTTATCCTATGTATATGCCTAGTGGTGCTTTGGCTAACACCGACTGTTGAGACTCTGCTTGTTCTTGTTCTTGTCTTGCCCGCTCACTCAATGAAACTGAATCTAAAAATTCTTTTAATTCCTCTAATAGATTTGCCTTTTCTTCTCTTCCTTCCGCTTTTAAACCTTCACCATCTAAACTCACTTCACCATTTGGAAGTGGCATTGATGCGTATTTACTTCTTATAATTCCCAATAATTCTTTTGCCAACGCTAGGGTCATCTTTCGTATCCATTGTCTACCTGCAGCATTTATTTCTGAATAAGTTATAAATTTATATGGAACATTAGATGGGTCGCTAACTTTATTTACTGTATGAGTTTCAGTATTTGCGGTCTTTTCACTTCTTATATAATACTGAAACCATACTTTATCCCCCACATCTCCTGTATCTGGTATAGGAAATATTCTTAATTTATTATTTATTAACTCAAATGAATATGCTGATTTTCTAATTCTATCATTCGTTTCTATAGCATTGGCTCTTGATATATCTTGATGAAGTGGTCTCATAATAAATGATACTGATGGAGATACATTTCCCATACCCATATCATCTAACATTCTTCTTTGGTCAAATGAACCAGCAAATGGATCATAAAATCTTGTTATAGCAGCAGGTCCATAATTAAATACTCTCTGTATTTCTAATCTATCGCCTGTTTTTTCTAATGAAGCATCATTTTCTAAATCATAAACTTGTTTAGATGATGATAACGAAATTGAACCAGAATACATATCTGTACTACCGCCAATACCAACAGCTTCACCATATTGTTCAGCCAAAGCAAAAGCCATGCCTAATCTTGGATGCATTGGTTCGATCGAACCAGTACCCATTTTAGCAGAAGATGTTCCTGTATTACTATATCCAGAACCACTTACTCTATCTGTAGTTCCATAATTATCCCACAACCAATTTTTCATGTTATAATTGTTTATATATTGTGAATAATCCGATATAGATTCCTCAAAACAAGCATATATTGAAGAACTATTAAACTCCAATTGCATAACTGGATGTCCAAGTTTTCTTGAAACATATTTAGCTACATCTATAGATTCAGATACGAAGGCGGCGTCGTTGTCGTACAATCCATACGGTGTATCACCATTGGCTGATGTCGATATTGTTGGATCAGAATAAATATATTGTGACTTTGGCATTTACACTATTCTCCATTTGTGGTAGTATTATTCATATATAAATATTAAAGAAAACAAAAAAGGGTGAGATAATTCCCACCCTTTAATTGTTTTTGTTTTGAGGTTTATTAAGCTGCTACATAATAAACAGTTCTTAAATATTGAGCCTTCTGTTTTG